TGTGAGAAATAGCCATAATTATTTATTATCCTTATGCAATCGGGTCTTGAGAAGTTTCAAAACGGATTTTGTTGTTTGCTTCAAAGTAAGCTTCCAACAGGTTAGTGTTGCTGTCATTCATTGTACCAAGGTAGGTGAGGAACTCACGCTTAACACCGCCCATCTGAGTCATACACAATACAGAGGCATCAGCAGCAGTGGAGAAATCACCAGCTTCAGCTCTTGGGTCAATAACGATAGCTACATCAACAGCTAGAGCAGCAATTGAAGATGAATTCAACTCTACCCATGTACCATCCTCTTGATCCAAAACAATAGAACCAATAGCTAAGGTGGCAGAACCCATCACGGTGAGATTCTTACGAGAGAAGCCGGGCATAGAAGCAGGGGCTTCATACGCAATTACATCGCTTTGAGAACGATCTTTAGTTGCAATCAATGTCATATTCTATTTCCTATTATTTAATTTCTGGGAATTGAGCCATGATCCAAGCTTCTACACCGCTTTTCTCAAGGGTTTCTACTGCTGAAGGAGAATCACTACCTTGTGGAATAGTGATAGCTGTTACAGCAGACTGTGCTTTATCCAACAGTTCCATAATTTGTTTATTGTCAATAGCCATCAATGCTTTAACAACTTCAGGACGCTCTTCTTCAGTTACGAAAGAATAACCTTCAACTTTCTTGTTATAGGCTTTCTCAAGACGTTCTTGTGCAGCTTTTTCAAACGCAGCAATACGATCTTCTTTCTCTTTATTTGCTTTCTCTAAAACTTCAAGACGAGCTTGCAGTTCATTTGCTTTTTCTAGGGTAATGGCTTCGGTAGGCACCTTGGCATCTCCATTTGGTTTAGTCTGAGGGTTTATTTGATGAGCCTTTTGTATCTCATCTTCTTCTTTCACTTCTGAGTTGCCCTCAGAGAATGAATCTTTGAACAGAGCTTCATTTGATTTAATGAAGTCTTGTAATGCTTTTAATTCGGATGCTTTCGCAAGCTCTGGAACTTTATCTGCTTTGAGCAATGAGACGCCTTCTATTTTCTCATCAATGTAAGAGAGATATTCTTCCTCCTCTTCATTGTCATAACCAAATAGTTTTGCCAATGCTTTAGCATCACTCCAGTACATACCCATCCAACGGGTAAGGAATGTAACCATATCAGTGGTAATGCTAACTTCATTATCACCAGCTTTAACAAGCTCAGAGAGGTCTTTAGCTTCTTTAGTCATATCAGGGGATTCACCTTTAATCAGTACTGCTTCTGGTCTACCGTTAGCACCATATCCTTGGCTCTTATGGCAGAGGGCTAAATGACTTCCTTCATATTCAAAAGTCACATTGGTGATTTCTTTATTTTCATCTAATTGATCAGTCATCTTTTCCAACAACTCCTTTACCGCCAATGCTCACACCCATGACATCACCTTTGACAAAGGCATCCCACAGAACGTCATTGTTATATTTCACTTTAACAAGCCATGTACCTTCTTTAACTTCAGTTTCACCAATTACACATTCAACAGGTGTAACCCATGATTTCTGAATATCAAAGGAGTCAGTAGACTCATACTTACCTTCAGTTTTACTGTGGAATAAATTAGGAATTAACACACCAGAAGAGAGAGCCTTATTAAAGCTCTCACAGGCTTTTTCAATTGTCTCAGCACTCATCCACTCCCCATGTGTATCAACAACCCAAGGTTCATAACAGATAAACACTGCTTCCTTTTTTAATTCATCAACAGCTTTGATGATTGATTTCATATTTTGCATTAAGCTGTGTTCTCCGTATTATTATCACCACCAACAGCAGATTGTGTTGAGCCTGTCCCCGATGTACCTGCTCCAGTTCCACTTGCAGATTGCTTATCACTTCTGAAGCCATCAGGAATCTTTGATTCTTCTGTGTAAGTTGGCTCAGGGAACCCAAGCAACAGATGTAAAGCTTTGTCTGTTTCTTTGTTGAGTGTCATAGCGCCAGAAGTAACTGTACGCTGGATAGCCTTAGAAAGGGTTTCCATATCAACAGGTGTAATATCTTTGTAGGTTAGCTTTGGTTGCTCATTTTGTTCCATTAACCAGCCATTCAACGCTAATGTTTGAGGCACTAAATCATTGTTAATTTGATCAAGGATTATTTGAAGATTATGCTCAACACCAAAAGCAAGCATTGAATTCATATTATCAGATAGAGCAAATGAACCACTTGAGTTCTGCCCCATCTTCAACATAGAGGCTGAATAACAGGTTAATATTTCATTCTGATATTGTGTAATAACAGCAGGAAGATCATTCTGTTTACCACCACCTTCAATACCTAACAGCTTAATCGTATAGAGAGGGTTGCCTTGATCATCATAATCAATAGGCTTAACAATGAATGCTTTATCACCTGCATGAACACCAGCAGCTTGCTTATACATTCCATCTAATATTTGTGCTTTATTACCAGTGGGATCGGCAGCAGCTTCAATGATTGTTTCAACTGGAATACCTAACTCAATTACCCCAGACATGTCCTTGGCAATTCCAATAGCCTGATATTCCCGCACAGCACACAAATATTTCCATGCTATGTAACAACCATCAAGAGGAGATGAACCTTGTGGGTTATCTTTCTTTGGGTCAAACCTGAATAACAGAAACTTATTCCTGTCTATCTTCTTCTCTGTTCCACCAATAGCATTGTTATAACGCTTGTTATCAAGGTTGGTAACTTTCTGAACAACACCAGTGAGCCTCTCTGGATCGACTCTATCCCATTCCCAATGATCTACTGTGTCTTGTGAACGTGGAGCTAATCGCTTCCATTTCAACTTACCCTTGTATTTACCATTGGTTACTGTTGTCCACAACTTCTCAGCAATTGAGAATCCAAACACACGATATGTTCCAACACTAGATAAGAATTGCTGCCATGTTTGATCTTCCATATTTGTCATACAGTAGTTCAAATATTCAGTGGCAGCTTTCACTTCATCAGATGCGTTTGCAGGAGCTTCAAATTGAAATGTAGCTCTAGCTATCATCATGTTATAGAAATTCAATACAGCAGCAACAGTGGGGTCTAAAGCCATTTGTTGATATGTGTTTATACACTGAGGCCATTTTAAATCATAATGACAATTCTCAGTGATTGCCCCATTCATTGTCCTAAGACCATCATACCCCTGTGCTCCCATTTGTAGCCTGGAGACAGGAACATCATTGGATGCTTTCTTTTCTAATGAGAGTGTTTCACGCTTTGGCTTATGATACACAGCAACAGATTTAACTCTGGTTTTATTAGACATATTAAGCCTGTTATTTATGGCGTAGCCAATTTTAGAATTTTAACGCGCTTAATACAGTTGCACTGTTACCGGATAAGGTGGGCAATGTGAAGTCGCGTATTGTTTTCATTTTTGAGATGTAGTTGAATGATGATGCAACTGCGTCAACCCAGTCATCCTTAGAGATTCTTGTTGACCGCTCACCAGTGAAGTTCTCAAGCTCAGTCATAAACTTGTTGTATGTAGCATCATTAGGGAACGATGATCTTACAACCCTAACCAATCCATTCTGACAAGCAGACGCAAATGGTTGGAATCTAAGGAGCTTTGATTTATTGTTAGGCATTGGGTCTTTCTTAACTACAATACCTTGACCAACAAGAAACTTAGCAGATGATTCATATTCAACTTTACCAGCAGAGCCGGGATCAACGGGGAAGATTACGTGGCATTCTTTGCCATCATAAACTGCCTGTTGTAATATTTTTAAATCCCTTTCACCAGCGCGTAGTCTAAACCTACCGGTTACTCTATCTTTTGCATCAGATTTTTCATTATCTTTTCTATCATACAGGTCAGGATGGACATCCCACACCATATAATATAAACCTTCATACATGTACATTCTTGGAGAACATGCCGTGTAATCAGGATTCATTTCCACCTGTGATGGTTCACTTGCTGCTTTATCCCATGCTCTACAGCATTTAGCTTTTGCAGGGAATGTATCAACTTCAACTAACCACTCTCTTTGAAAATAGTTACTTGATTTTGGTGCAGCATTCCAGTTTCCATGTAACATCATAAGACGTTCATGGTCTGGTAAGTTGTTTAGTTCTGAAAGATATTTTGGGTTAGCTGCCAGCATAGCTGGGTTATCATACGCAGTACCATTTATAAACGTAAACGTTTTTGGAGGTATGTATGTAACTTCTTGAGTGTAAGGGTTTGTTACATAAACTGCTTGCGGGTATGTTTCTTTAAAATACTCTTCTGAATCACCAAAGATGAATTCATTATCCAAAACAACAAAGTATCTTATAACACCACAACGTTCTTCTATTGGGAAACCATCATCACCAATGTACCAAGTGATTAATTCCTTAACCCAACTATCGTTCGACGGGTTAGTCGAGGCAAAACAGAATGAATCTACTTGAGCTTCAGAACGCAAACATGTCATTAAGAATGTTACTTGCGTCTTACTGAATGATGTTAGCTCGTCTAGGAATATACCGGTATATTGGCTGCCCCTGTGGCTTTCCTTGTCATTCTCTGTAAACATGTGAGAATAACGGACTTTTGCGCCAGAAGGAAACGTAAACTTAACGTTAGCTATATTTGGTTTTGCACCAAACTGTGGGTACATTTTCATGCCTGTTTCCCACAAGCCACCACCAGCCATTATCTGACCATATTCTCTTCGGAAATAAATTCCATTGTACTCAGGATCATCTTTAAACAGGAGGGATGCCATAGACATTAAATATGACTTACCAGCACCCCTTGCCATTATTGTTCATAATAACTCGTTAGGTTATTACCGCTTTCGCTGCTATACATTACTGCATAGATCGGACTATATCTTCATCCACTATTGTGGAGCACCCCGTTTCGATGCACTTGCACCTACGCCTCACGGCTAGTCTCTGAACGTTCCATTTATAATGGCTTCGCTGCTGATTGTCCCATAAGGAGTTTCCAGCAATTAGAGGTGATTTATTTTGATCAGTTACCTGAAAAGGCAGCACACTGTTTACCGCCGTATATGATGAATGAGCACTTACCAATAAGATTTAATGCCAGTTCTTGTTTACCGGCTCGTCTGTGGTCTGAGAACTACTTGTTCAGACACTAGGCTAACCTCCTGAGAAATATTATTTTAATGAAATGTCAGCTTTCTCTGTATGCACATTTCTTATGTTACACAACCACAACACAATGATCATGCTTAAAAAAAAATAAAATAGAGGAATACAACATCCAGTGGAGGGAGGGGATACAGCTAAAGCTGCACTAGATGTGTATATTTTCATGGGTGTATCCCACACACGCCTCTAAACCTATGATAAATAGGTAGCCTACATGTGTAGACAGACATCATAAACAGATGTTTTGACAGGGGGATTAATCAGCTCTTAGCTTGAATACTGCAACTTTAGGCGTTGCATCATAAGGGGCATTACCTCTAGTAATATCATCCTTGGATTTCTTACCATCCTCAGCTTGTCTACGCTTGTGTTTCTTACGAAGCTCATTCTCAATGTTCTCAAGAATCTTATCTGGCTCACGCAGGTTGGCTTTCCACATGTTGAATTGATCTTTCAATGCAGAATGCTGTTGAGCAGTGATATTATATTTCTCATCTTCCTTGCCTTTGGCATATCCATCCATAATATCCCATATATCCATAATTTCAGCATTAAGCTGATTCATAATCTTCAGGTAATTATCAACAGATTCATCATAAATCCTTTGAGCATTCAATACCTTACGCTCGTCCTTCAAGATTCTAGCCATGATTATCTTCTCAAAATGTGGTACAATAAATTTAATCTATGCTAATATTATACCATATTTTTTTAGATTTGTAAAGCTTTATTTACATTTGTCAATGATTATTTCATTAATTATTTGTAATGTTTGTATCACTGAAAGCAATTAATCAAAATAATCCCCGCTCATAAGGTGATGTTTAAATTCCTCAATTATCCATAACCAATCCTTTGCAGCAGGTTGTTTACCATCAATCATACCACCACCATAAGCTATGAGATTATTCTCATCATCATAACCAATGATAATTCCACATGTGAGTCCACTTGCAGCATTGTCACATACAGTCTTGAAGTCATTTGCAGGGTAGATACTTACAATGTTGTCCACGTTATAACCTCTATGGATTGTCATCAAACACCTCCATGTATGAAGAATCAACACTCAGTGGTGTTCCATCTGTTTGCACATCGGATGTTTCTCCATGTACATATTGCCTATCAATAATATCAAATTCTTCATTTGACTTGAACCTACAATGTGTGCAATAATCCCAATCATCGGCTGAACGCCTTAATTCATCATTAGATAAAATGATGTTACATGCCCTACAACGCATTCCTACCTCTCTTATTATAAATTTTAAACATAGCATTCCTATTACTTATAAGTATACATGTAATTTATTAGTTTGTCAAGCTTTATTAACAAATTGTAATAATTATATTAAACATAGATGTATTGTGTGTTTGTCAATAACATTTATCATATTAAACATTACCATTTTGTAATAATCATTGACTTCTATTGAAAAGCATGTTATCATATTAGTATGAACTAGAAATATTAATTTTATTCATGTTCCTTTATGTAATTGCACCAGCCAACTGATCCGTAAGGTCATAGGCAAAACATATCTGGCAAAACTGGTATGTGGATTATAGACGGTGCAGGGTACGTCCTGTTTCAAGCAGGAAGCCGTTAAACAGTGGAAATGTTGCCTAGCTTTAAATTGTAATGACTTGTCATGAGCATTAAAATGCCTTCAAGTAACATCATTTTATCTAATGATAAATTAAGGCGTTCAGCC